ACTGAAACATTGCCGTCCTCCATTCGTTTCTTGAGGACCGCCATCGATTCGCCGGTTCGCTTGCTAATCTCCTGCAGCGGACTGAATCCTGCGTTGATCATTTGATTTAGGTCTTGCCCCATCAATCGCCCAGCTCCGGACATTTGCCCGAATGCTCGCGTCATTCCTTCGAGCTTTTGCGAGTCTCCGGCTGCAATGTCGGTAATCATTGACAGGATTGGAACAACTTCCTCGCCAGCGACGCCAAAGTTGAGCATCATTTTGGCGGACTCGGAAAGCTCCCGCATTCCGAAAACCGTCTTCATGTCCAACGCTCTCATGGCGTCGATCATCGCTTTCGATTTCTCGGCTGAGCCGAGAAGCACTTCAAACGCAATGGCGGTCTGTTCTGCTCCGGCCGCCAGCGACATCATGCCGCCAACCGCCGCACCAGCACCGAGTGCCGCAATCGTTCCGACAGCACCGCCAATAGCGGAGGAGACTCGCCCTCCCGCAGACGCAAAAGCCCCGCCCGCGCCTCGAAGTTTATCTGACAACCTGCCAGCGGAAAGCGTGGTCTTGTCGATCGCTGTTGCTGCGGTCGCAGCTTGGGTTTTTACTGATTCAAGTCCTTTGTTCCGCCTTAGCTCATCCAACTTCTGCTGCATTCGTCCCGCTTTTTTTGCGGGAGTGTCGATTGCTAAGCCTGCAAGAAATGCCTGTCGCTCGACTTGACGAAGCCCATCAGCCGAAAAAATAACCTGTGCTTCTTGAACTGTGATCGCCATCAGCCTGGCCTCTTTTCAAAGATGTCTTCCGGGCACCATGCTCCGGCTGCGACCAGCACTTGGTACATCGTCATTCGTCCGATTTCCTCGAACGTCCAGCCATACTTCTCGGCAACATTGCGGAACACTGTAGCCCACGGAATCGTTCGCCGTGTTACTGGCCCGACGCCGCCACTGCTGTCAGGCCATTTGAGTTTCCCACTTCGGTCTTTTCTTCAATTGCGTGGATCGCTGACACAATGCCGTTGATGTCGTCGTACCAGTCGATGAAGTCCGCCCCGAGCTGAATTCCTTGTTCTGCAGGCAAATCCTGCGGGAACTCTGCCGCATGATTCTTTCCCATCGCTCGCCAGATCGACCACGATAGGCCACGCATTGACCTATCGAACCGATCTTCATCAACCATCGTGGCAATCAGAGGACGCGCCACTGTATCCGCCGCGATCTTCATTGCCATTTGCTGAACTGAACGGTCTTTAATGGATTCGATACCCGCGTAAGGATTTCCAACGCGGGCAAGAATCGCTTCCTCTTTTTTTGCGTAGTCAGCCAGCGACCGAATCTCAAGCCGATACGTTCTGCCGTCTTTGCTAAGCTCTGCAGTCCGCCGACCGCAGAGATTGAACAATCCATCCGCCACGGATTACCCCCGATTAAGAAAGAGTGAAAGCACCGGCACCAGTTGGGATGCCTTGGAAATCAAATGTGAAATCGCAGGCCACTGGCTCGCCTGAGTCGGCATCGAAAGTGATGTCGCCCACATCAGTGACCATGATTGTTCCGGTGATTGTGTCGCTGGATGCTGTGCCGTGCAGGACAACTGAGTATTCAGTTCCAATGACCATCGCCATTGTCGCGCCGGCGTGAATAAACACAGTGGCCGATCCGGTCCAGTCTTTCACGCCGACAGTTGTTTTTCGACCGCCGGAGGTTGAGTTGCTGGCGTAGCGACCTTTTGCAGCCGTACCTTTAACCATCCATTTTGATGTATGCTCGATTGCGGCTCCGCTAATCTTGAACGTCATCGCGTTGCCGGTGAGCGGTGTTCCTGCTGACATTATTTTAAATCCTTATTGAGCGAGAAGAAAAACAGATTCAGCAGTTGTTACGGCTTAGCGATTTCGCTGGCGTTGATCTTGATGTTCAGATTGCTTGTCGTCGTCGCAATGCCGAGGATTGTGACATAGTCACCGCTGGCGAGATCAGTATCTGGAGCGATTCCTCCGGCTGTTGTGGAAACCACATAAACGACGCCAACAGTAAAGCCTGCGTTAAACGTCAAGTTGCCACTGGTGGCATACTTCAAAGGCTGGCCCGCTGATGCTCCGTGAAGTGCGATTCCCGCCGCAACGCTCGTGGCCTGCACATCGCAATCCGCAGCTTTCAGCTTGCTGCTGTCGGTCGTGTCGATGTAGACAGGCATTCCCGCCGTCACCGTCCCGCCTGCTATGCCTTCACTGATTGCTGTGTTTGCTGTCTTGACCACGCTTGCGGCCGTTACTGATACGTCAGCCATTATCAGACTCCATTGTGTTGAATTTCAAAACTTACAGTGCTGTCCCAAATTCCAGTCGACTCATCCTGTTCAGATGAAATCCCACTGGACCGGCAAAACGAAATGACTGACTCTGATCCGGTGAACGTGTTGCTATCCCAAAGCGTTTCACATCTCTGTGCTACCGCTTTCCCTCGGTCGTAATCAATTGACATCACCGAAACTTTCACCTGGCTTTTCCAACCTCGCCCGCTGTTCGTTCTCCAGTGCGGCTCCGTCGCAACTTGCAGAACAACGCAGTCGTCAAAATGGCCGTCCTTGTCGTCATCCGAATCAATTGTTTCATTCGTCTGAATGACCTCGGTGCCAACTAGCTTCACGGGAATCAGCGAGTTGAGGCCCGCCGTATCTCGCCAGCGTTCGATTAAACATTGATCGAGACCAGTGCTCACTTAACAACCGCTTTCTTCCTGCCACCACTGCTTGATTGCTTCAGTTCATTCCCAATGACTTTTCCGAAACTCTCTTTGTTGTCTTCAACTGCAGGCTTTAGGAATGGCCTGCCTTTGCCGTCTTTTCGAAACTCCCACATCGCCATGTATCCAGCGATCTTTTTGTCGACATAAACGCGGCTTTCCAGCTTCTTGCCTTTAAGCCTTAACTGAGCCTTAATTGATGATCTGCCTTTGCCAGTCCTCATCTTTGGTGGCTCGCCAGGCTTGCTTGCCCCCGGATCTGAATTTGATGTTCTGACACGAGCCCCGGTTATGTCGGCTGTTCCACTGAGATCAAGCTGTGTTCGCTTTCTGTTTGTTTCACGCTGCTGGCGTCTTGCCAGAACTCCGCGTTGCTTTCTGTCTCGCCTGACCTTGTTCAGAAACCTCCTAACGACAGTCCGTTTTTGTTTCACTGTTTTCCTGAGTGACTTCAGGTTTTTCTTCAGCCTCTTCGCACGCTTAACCGTTTTTTTTGCTTGTCGCTTGCCAAGTCTCGCCAGTGAATTCGATTTCAGAAAACGCGACACGGGGCGGGTCTTTTTACGGATCACCTTTTTGAATGCTTTAAGTTTTTTTCGGCTCACCTTCGACGTTGCAGAGATCAGCTTTCCAGCACGATACCTCAATGTTTTTTGCTTACGTTTGGCCATCGGGTTTAACTTTTGGCTTTGTTGATTTGAAGAACTCTCGAACCTGTTTTCTGGTGTGTTCCTGATCGAGCTTTTTTTCTTCGGCCGTTTTTTGTCGCTTTGGTTTTTTTGTGTATTTCCGGCTGACGGACTCTTTCGCGATTGCTTGCAACTTTAGTGCGGCCGCCTCCAGTGCGTCTGCAGTTTCCTTTTGAAGTTCCCTCATCATCTGAACTGTTCGGTCTATCCTCTTCGTCCTCATGCGTCAGACCTTGAGCAAATCAGGTAAGGCAATTCGTCGCGATTAAACCCTTTCTCAAGTCGATCAACACGGAACGCCCTGTTGTTTGAATCAGTGATTGTCAGATCCGTATCGAGATCAGGGACTGTTTCAAGAAGGCAGTACCACTCACCTTGCATCATTCGCCGCTTGTTATCTACGTCGATCTCCGCTGATGACTGAAACCACTGGCAGCGATATGTTGTCGCCAGCCCAGACTTCACCAGAGCATCAGCCCCGCTTGCCCGCTTGTATTTAACCCGAGGGACAACCGTGATTGTGTCCGTCAACTGAAGGTGGCAATGAGACCGCTGCAAAGCAGTCTCTGCCGGATCTGTGTAAAGGACTCGCCATGTCGTTGTGATGTTGCCACGCTTAACGCGAAACAGATCACCCTGCCGTGTTGCTGTGCCCTTCTGAACTGTCCAAACAAATGCCCGCCTGATTGTTTGCAGGTCTGGCTGCTCAATCAGGCGAACTGTTCTGTTGAGTCCCGAGCTTTGGCCGTATGGTGTCCACAATGCCGGTTCACCGAGTTCATCGGTGTTCAGGATCGCACACGCATCGACGGCCATTTGCTCGCGAAGGCTCACTACTCGCCTTTCTCAGACAGCTTCTTGCGAGGTGGGGCATTCACGTCTGTCAGATAGCCCTTTTGGACCATTGAAAGGACGCTCTTGCTTAAATTCACTCGCGTTGCTTCTGCCGTGTCCAGCTTGATCGTGACCGGCGATTCACCAACCTCGATGTTGCCGGATTCATCAATTTCTTTCCCGTCCTTGTCGACCTTGTTTTTGAAGGCCCGGAACGCGAACGTCTTGCCGGTCGCGAGTGGACCTTTTATGACTGTGATCGACTTTGGTAATTCCTTGACTGCCATGTTCTGAACTCCACTTCCGCCGCCACAAAATGCCCTGCGAGCATGGCGGATGCTCACAGAGCCGGAACCGACCGTCGCCGGTTCCGTTGCTCAGAATTCACCGCCATCAGGTGAACGTGTAAAGAACAGCGTTCCACCACGCACCGTATCCGATGTTGTATCGGGCATATGTGCCGAACTGCATCGTCTTTGTGTTCATATCATCCATGCCCGCTGTGGTTGATGCCAGCGGTTCGCGTGCCTGGAAGATGAACGGCTTCAGCGGAACGTCGACGCGGAACAGATACCACTTTGCGGCACTGGTCAGGTGCGTTGAGCAGCACACCGTTGGGCGGTCCAAAACGATGTTGCTTTCGCCGTTGCCTTTCAGCGACTGATTGAAAGCAGTCTTAGCAACTGTTTCAAATTCAGGAGGAACCAAAGCCACAAACTGCATCCCGGAATCCATGCCGGTGATGACGTCTTCATGCAGCGGCTCGCCGTTGTCGTCCACGAATGAGAGCATTTGGGCTCGCATCGTTTCGTAACTTGAAAGAAACTCCGCAACTGTTGGCTGTGTCGCGGTCGCTGCCGCTCCGGTAAGATCGTTGTCCTGAGATCCAGAGGAACCCCACGAGTGATCTGTGTCAAAGAAATACTGTCCATCGAAACACACGGTTGATTCACCGTTGACAATTGCTTGCATCAGCAGCTTATCAGGATGGCGGGCCGCTCGCTGAGACAACGAAGTCAACGCCCCGTCATAAAGACTGAGGCGATCGTCGGCGATGTCCTTCTTTTCGATTTCCAGAGAGACTTCCCACTCTTTGTTGGCCAAAGTGTAGGTCGCCCCACGCAGCTTGCTGTACTGCCGCTCTCCGAGATATTCGCGAACGCTCGGCATCGCTCCGAGAATCCCATAGGATTCATCAGCTCCATCACTTGGCGCGATGGTTGCAATTGTCGGATACCACGTTTTTACCGCTGATGATTCACGGTTGAACTTCGCAGTCAACGATCGTGATGCGGCCACTGCTTTTGCTGTGTCCAAAGCCATTGTTATTTCCTTTTATGATGATTCACAAAAACGGTTTCCGCATCGGAAACACAAAATCAGAGAATGCGATTTTCCAACGCAAGAACACGTTCCTGCAGGTTCTTAATCACGTAAAGCAGCGTGATTGCTTCTGCTGCTGTCGCCAGTCCATATGGGCTGGATGTCGTCAATGCCGATAGAGCATAGTCTGGAGTTCCCGCCGCATCGGCGATGGTTACAGTTGTAAGTGCAGCCACTGGCAAAGCACCCACGCCCTTTGGCCGAATTTCAACGATAGCTTTCGTGCTGCTCACATGCTTGACGCATCGGCCAATCGGGACGCTCGTCGATCCGATTGCGAAGACGCAGGCATAGTTGTCGTCGCCGTAAACGATAGAACCGACTTCCGCCTGAGCACCACCGGTGACAGTAAGTTCAAAGTCACCCTCAACCCACACTTCGATGCTGAGATCACCAGCACTTCCAGCCGAGTTATCAACTTCCTCTTTGGCGATGCCGACGAAACCGTTCACGCCAGTGGCGGTCACGTCTGTGGCATATCCGGCCGCAGTCAAATAGACCAGCGTGCCCTCATAAATGTGAACCGCCGCAACAGGGTATGATCTAGTTTCCCCGTATTGCTTTTTAACAATCTGATTTGCTGTGACCGCCATTTGCGGCTCTCCTTATTCTGGATTGAAATGAATGAACAAAACGCCGCAAACGTCAGGCAGTCTTCTTTCGAGCGTGTGCAATGTAGTCTGCCTCAGACTGTCCCATCGTCACCTTAAACTTGACCATTTCCGCGTATTCAGCCTTGAGCTTCGTGTCTTCGCTGGATTCTGATTCCTGCGCGACAGCCTGAGACAGAACCGGGCTTTTCTTGGCGACGATGTCACGTAATGCGGCTTGTGTTTCCGCAACGCTGAAATTGTTGTCTACGAACGTGTTGAACTTGTCGGATGCTCCGGCGAGCTCACACAAGGCCCGAATTTTCTTGCATCGGTCGCGCTCAACTGCTGCAAGGTCGGTCGACAGGTCCGCAGTTGGTTCTGCTTTGGGTGCTGGCTCCGGTGTTTCTTCAACTGGCGTTTCAGTTGGTTCAACGATTTCTTCAACTGGCTTTTCGTCGGCCATCGGTGACGTTCCTTTATTGGCTAAATAGCGGTCCAAAAACGCATTGATGCGACCTCGGACCACTTCAGGTTCCGCATCTCCGAAATATGTGGAAAGCAACACGGTCGCTTGAGCTGGCAGATTGCGAAGATCTGGCGTTGTCAGATCAAACATGCCGCCGCGGGTCGCTGCAGGCTCGTCTACAATGTCCCCAGCCCTGATATCCGAAAAACGCATCGGCCATTTTTCGCCGGTTCGCTTTCGGTCGAATTCTTCTAGGTCTTTTTGATTCAATCGCGTTGCAAGAGACACGCCGAACGCCTCAGGATCGCTTTCCGCTAAATCCATGACGTATGTGCCAAGATCACCTTGCGGGCTCTTAAATGCGGCGTCCGCGATGTGCAGATCACCACGCAGGGTTCCGCCATCAACGCGAACGTTTTTCCATCGACCGAGATAACTCCCCATTCCATCGCTGGACATATTGGGGTGCGTAAATCGAGCCTTGGAACCATTGTTGCCTTTGCTCATAAACGACTGAGCTTGCAATAGCGATTCCGCGTCTACTGTCCACGGTCGCGAATCGCCGTCGTTTAGATCGCCAACCTGCATCAGGTTTGCACCAAAAATGATATTGGCTTTGCGGTCCACCTTTGCAGGCATCTCTGATGTTCTGGTAGTCCGGAACAATGCTGGATCCGCTACGGTTTCAAGCTGTGGCATCTTGTTTCTCCCGCACTGCCTTTGATGATGCTGACGGCTTGCCAACTGGTCGTGCCGCATCCATCGGATCTGGCAAACCGAGTTGAGTTCTGGCGTCTCGAATGCGTGCCTCTGACTTCATCTTTGCCATTGCTTCGCGTTCACGCTGAGCAAGTGTTTCGTCAAAGTCTCTGCCGCGTGCTGCAAGTGATTCCGTTTCCGTCTGCAGCCCACCAGCGATTGCCGCTAAGTCTGCGGTGACTTCTTTTTCAGGATCTACCCACGGCCAACCGGGCGGAATCCATGCGTGCTGCAGAAAGTGCGATCGGTTCGCCTCGTACACAACAGGATCAATGTCGATTGCCCCTTGGAACACGCACTGGTCGATAAACTTTTCCCAAACTGGCTCGAGCATCGATTCAATTAGGCAACTTTGCCAAACCTTGAACGTGATCCTGCCATCAATCAGAGCGAGCCGGCCGCCGCTGAAATTGTTGGTGAACTGCTTCGCCAGCAACTCATATGGATAGCGAATTGCAGCCGCTACCCCATGTAAAGCCCATTCGACATATGGAGCAAGCGTGGTTCCAGGTCTCGCCGGATCCGAAAACGCCACGCCCTCACCATCAGCAAGATACTGAATTGTTCCGGGTGATAAATCTTCGAGATTGCTTCGCGAACGCCCCTGTTCAGCGATAACAACCGGATCTGTGATGCCCGTAATAAATGCCGAATGGCACGCTGCTACCTGTTCCGCAATCAGATTCGCGTGAACGAAATCCTTCAGGTCTTTAAGTCTCGCCATGGCCGGGGAGATCCACGGAACGCCCCGCAATTGTCCAGGAAACAATTCTTCGAAGCAGTGCAGAATCTCTGTGCCGATATCTCTTTCGTCTTCTGCCTGGTCGTAGGCTTCTGAATCGCCCGGATGTGATCGCCGCACATAAGCCGACACTCCTTGCGATTTTGAATCCAGACGCAAGCCAAGACGACGACGCTCGCCTGTCTTCAACTGCTGATACGATACGATGGGGATTCTCTGCGGTGAAATCACCTGCACAGAAAGCGAGACTGGCTTTGTTGGATTGTCATCGTTGCCGATGTCCAGCCAGCTTTCCCCATAGATTCCGTTGCAACGCTCAAGCTGTCGCTGTTTCGCGTAAAATCGCTCAATTTTAGCCCATCGCGAAAACAGCCATTCAGCCATGACGTTGAATTCTTCGGCCTTCGCTGGCGTGATAATGCCGCGTTCTGGCTGAACTCGTGATTGTGGCCGAATCCCGGATCCGATGACGTTGTCAACGCGGCCATTGATTGCCGACGCTGCATAACAATCGTTGCGGTACAAATCTAAGGACCGATCAACCAAGGTCTCAAGTTCGGTCTGCAACTGGTCGTTGCTGCTAAGCTTGCTTGTCAACCACTTTTCGCCGCGAATTCGGTCATTCTCCGCGCCTTCATAGGCCGCGAACCTTTCGACGGCTCGCTCGCTCATCATCATGCGAATTTCGTGATCAACACGAGCCCTTACACGCTTTGCCGCCCGATCAGGGGACACGGCAAAAAGAACTCGGTCAAACCTTGTCGGCAGTTTTGCTTTTTCGATTCGCTGGACGTAGGGTGATTTTGTCATCGCTGGAACCTCACAAGGTTCCTACGCCCTGCAAGCCCGGTCCCGGCCTGCGAACGAAGATCTGCTATTCTTGCGTCAAGTTCAGCGAGCCAAGTTGACGTTGGCTCTTTCTGAACTGTCTGGCCGTCCATAGAATACGAAACGACTGGAGATCCAGACGCGAGGGCTGATTCAACCTTGTCGCGGATGTTCTCAAACAGCGTTAGACGTTCTTGTGGAGAGCGTGCCATGCGAGCATGTTGCATTGGCTACGCGATTGACGGTATGCTGCTCCTCCAGACATCTGGAAGCAACGAGGGAAACAATGGACAGAAACAACGTTGGAAATCTGCGTAGACGAATGCTGGATGAAGCACACGATGCCGCACTGCTTGATAAGCGAGTGCAAACAGCGGTTAATGCTGAAATACGGGAACTATTCCCCGAACTTGCAGACAAGCCATTTGACGACATTAAGAAGTCACTGGAAGGAACCTTCACGTATCAGCAAATGCAGATACGGCACAACTTAAATGCAATTGTGTCAGTTACCGTACTACCACTGGCAACACGAATGTTGGCCTGCATCAACCGTGTTCTCCAGAGATTCTCACAACAGTCTGAAACCGATGACCACAAGAGCAAGCCCGATTCTGAATCTTAAACTCTGCGTTCGTCTGGGTTCCGTCGACCCTCGCGAATTGACCGCAGATCGGGCATAGTCCATGCCCTGGCACCTGATGCCACTGGTGATAGACTCGTTTCTGCACATACCCAGGCTCTTTCAGTGGCTTCACTTGCGTTTCCTTACAAACGGCTCTGCTTTTTTCCCTGAAATCACGCCATTTGTAGGCGTATTCTCTGCCCTTTT